CAAAAGTTGACTGGCATAGCTTTCATCCGCCTCCACACGCTCGACATACAGGTCATCGGTGTCCTTGTTCACAGCCAAGTACATCGCTCGGGTAATGCCCATCAGGTGCATATAGATCTGCATCTGGGCAAAGTGCTGCGGCTTGGACTCACGCACCTTCTTGGCGACCAGATCACAGAAGCTCTTGTTGGAGTGGGTTTTGAACTCCAGCACGTGCCACGCCTTTGGGGCTTCGAGCAAGTTGATGGCCACGCCGTCCAGGGAGCCACCAAAGTGCCCGCCATGCGCTTGCACTCGAAACTGGCGACCGGTTTCTGGGTCTACCTCGAGTACGGTCGCGCCGGTGCGCCGCAGGTTGAGCACCATGCGGGCCTCTTCCAGTTGGCCGGTTTCAAACAGGCGCAGCAAACGACCCGGGTGCTTGCTGCGCGTGACCCAGCGAAAGTCATACCAAAGCGCTCGCTCGCATTCTTTGCCGATGAGGGATGCGCCCAAGTGACTGCGAAAGCCTTCGCTGGCATCTTGCTCATAGGCGGCAAAGATGGCCTCGCGGGTAAGGCTCGTGATGGCGGGCAGTTCAGCCATGGCTTCCCCCTTGGCTGGCGTGCAAATCCCGTGCGCGCTGAACAAGACCAGCCCACTCGTCGTCGTTGCACTGCCCACGGAACACTTCAATCAAACTGTCCTTGAACGCATCACGGCGCTTTGGCAAGACCCGCTTGTCAAAGGTGGCCAGATGCACGCCCACTTGGGCCAACTCCTGCTGCTTCAAGCGCAGTGCGGTTTTGGCGCGGTGAAACCACGCCGCATCCAGCGTCTTTTTCTCCGTCTGCCGCCGGATGTCGGTCGTGGCGATTTGGATGCGAATCGAGGCAATCTCGCCTTGCAGCGTCGCCATCCGCTCCCGACAACCCTGTGCCGAGTCCGGCAGGTGGACCGGGTCTGGCACCCCAGAGTGCAATTGAAAGTGTTCGTGCATGTGGGTGGGCATGTGCTTGAACCTTAGGCTTGGCGCTTCCAAGGCAGCCCATTAGCGGCTGGCGTTGAAACCGCAACTGCAGGCCGGGCTGGCGCATTGGCTGGGCCGGTGTTGAAGGTCGGTGCATTGGCAGCTTGCCCTCCACGCGGCAGGTAACGAATGGAGTTGGACTCGCCGTACATGCCTTTGGGCGGGCGCACCCGAACATCAGCGATCAGTGGGATGAGATGCAATTGCTCGGAGTTGCTGACCTGCAACTTCCCAACGGCGCGGCAAATTGACGACAGCGTTTGCTGAGCGATCTTGACGGCCTCTGCGTTGGCGTTGATCAGGTTGAGGCGATCAAAGAGTCTGCGCCCGGCGTACTGCCCTTCAATGACATCTACTTCCAGGTACAGGTACTGACCCATCCCGTCCTTGGTGGCGCGCATCTCACTGGCGACGATCTGTGAAAGGTATTTGCCGGGGGGCAGGACGTCGTAGCTGTTGCTGGGCTCGATGGAGGATGCGTCGAAGGTTTGACCGAATGAAGCCATGGTGATTTCTCCTATTTCAATTTCAGGTGGTGGTGGTTGGGGGAACTGTGGTGACTTGGGTGGTTGGGGTGTCTGGGGTGGCTGGTGCGGCGGTGAGCATGGGTTTGATCACATCGGGCATGGCTTGGGCGAAGGTCTGCCAATCCAGGGACAGGGTCTCCGGCAAGCCGTAGCGGTTTTTGGCTAAGAATGCGGGCCGCTCGGCGGTGTGGATCACACGCTCGCCCGAGCCCATGGCGCGGTTGACCTTTTTGTTGAAGCCGACATCTGCCTTGACAGTAGAGATCCGGTAGTTGGCAAACAACACGATGTCGGAGTGCTCTTGCATCAGAGCGGCAGCGCGGGTGTGCAACTTGATGACGTAGCGGTCGTAGGGGTCGTGCTCTGGCGAGTCAAAGCGCTTGATGTCGGTGTGGGCGATCTGCACCACCGTCATGCCACGGTCATCTCGCAAGGCGTTAAGCCCGTCGATGTACTGACGCCACAGGCTTAGTGCCGCAACATAGCCCTTGCCGTAGCCAGCGTCTTCAATCGAGTTCCACCCGTTGTCGCGACAGGCTTTGCCCCACACAAGTGGCTCAAGCCAATCAACGCTGTCGATGACCACGGTTTTGAAATCATGGTCTTCCGTGTACAAGGAACTCAACGCCTCAATCACCTCTTCATAGGTGCGGGCCAGCGGAAAGTGCGGCGTCGAAAGCGTTGCCAGTCCATCTTCCGTTTGTACGAATACGGGCTTGTTGGCTTCGGCGGCGAAGGTGGTTTTACCAACGCCAGCAACACCGTGAATCAGGATGCGAGGTGGCTTGGGTGCGTTGGCACGGGTCAGTTGGGCGAGCGTCATGGCCATCACACACCCCCACCAAAATGGCTGTCATTGGCGGCGGCGGGCACTTCGCCCGTGACGATCTGCTCGAGCTTGTAGCTGGGCTTGCCGGTTTTGACAGTACGGGCTGGCTCAAATAACTGCTGGATACCAGGCGGCCACGCCGTGTACTTGGACTCTGCGACCTTGATCTCGATGCCGACATAGTGTTCTGGGTCCTCGCCCCATTTGCGCAGGGCCTCCACAGCTTCCTTGAGCTTGGCCTGGTCGTATTCGGGGCGCTTGGGAAGGTCGGCGACAACTACAAAACCCTCCTCCTCAAAACGCACCGTCCCGGTGGTTTTGCCTGATTGTTGGCGCAGTTGCTGGGCCTGAGCGCCCAGGCGGGTGTGCAAGGTTGATTGCAAAGCACTTAGATAGACAACAGCGGTGTCTTTGGCTGCAGTGACCTGTTTGATCATTCTGTGTAAGTCAGGCAACGGCAGCTTGTCGAGCTCATTCACGTAAAGCTGGCCAATTTCGTCCAGCACATCGGGTTCGGCGTTCATAGGTACTCTTTCTTTCAGTGGGTCTTGAGGTTGGTAGGTGCCATCTGCGCGATGCGCAGTTGGGTTCGGATTTCTGGTGGCTTGAGCGGGGAGCTAGATCGCATCGCCAAGTAGCGGTAATGGTCGTCATCCACCTTTTGGCTAAACAGGTGAACCAGGCCAAGCTCGCAGGCGATCCATGCGCGGCGAGCAAGTGAATGAATCCGTGCCCGGTCTTTGGTGGTGTGCTCACTGCTGATCTCAGAACGATCTCGGAGCAGCAGGCCCTCGTGGTACTGGATGCAATGGCCGACCAGGGCGCTGGCGACCCAATCGCAAAGGTTGGCTTCTGTCAGTTTTTCAATGGGAACGTAAACAGGCTGCTGCGCTGCACGGCCAATGTCGACACCCAGACCAAGATGGCTGCGTGTGGTTTCAATCAGGTCAGTTTTGTGAATCATCAAATCTCCGGGCGTGAGTTGGCCTACCACCGCTGCCCAAGGGAGCGCGGAGTTTGCAGGTGTTAAAGGTTTTTACTGAGCGAGGGTGCTGTTTTTCTCAACCACCCCGCGATCGGTCAGGCGGCAGACCTGATGCCGAACATTCGCAAATGCATTTGCAGTTCGGCGACACGACGGTAAAACGTGGCGGTAGACATACCGCAGGCTTTGGATGCCGTCGGAAGGTCTTGGTGCGAAGCAAGCAAATTAAATAGATCAACTTGTTCTTCGCTCATGTGCGCCAGTGCGGTCTCTAGGTCGTGGAGCGTATTTGAGTTTGAAAAGAGATCGTCGTCCCCATCAAACCATTGCGATCTGTAATGGGTTTCGCCTGTACCGATTGGAGCGGCATCATCGTCATTGGCCGCGTCCTGGGTCTGGTCCATACCTTGACGTACACGGCTTATGTTGACGATTTCTAGCGTGTCAACGTCCTCACCCGAGGCAAAGGTCAAGCGCTCTCGGTCTGTCTTGCGGGCCTTGAGAAATTCGGCGGTTCGGTGCTCGGACACAAACCCGGTAAATGTCCCGGGACTACCCTTCTCCGGACTAAATTGAGCTTCACGCTCCAAAAGGTCGAGCAAGATTTCTTGATACAGGTCTTCCCGCTCAGAGGTGCTGAGCCGTGCAGAAACCGCTGCCCGGTATGTGCGGGTCTTGGCTGCATTTACAGCAGCGCGAAAGTAAGGGTCGTTTGCCGCATCACGGATGCGGCGGGAACTGCGCACGGCAGTCGTGTATGAAGTATTTTCCTGTCCGTCTTCGAATTGCAACATGTCATTTCCTTTTCCGTTTTCGTGTACATGAAGCTATTGGAACGGGGTTACTTCATGAAATCACCGCAACTGCGGTAAGTGCTACCGCAACTGCGGTATCAGGTTATTTACTTGGATTACTGGTCAAGGCTCTTTTTAGCGGACGCAAATTTCTCTTGCAGAGTCCGCTCTGTAATTCCAGGCTTTTTGAAGTTGGCCATCAACTGGTCGATCAACGCAGATTGACTACTGAAAACAGAATGTGGCTTACCTGCGGGAGACTTCATTAGGAATAAAGCTACCAATCCGCCAATGATGTTCAGGTAGGTCGTCTCAGCTCGGAGCCCAAGGTCTTTGGCGGGCTTAGTCTCGTCAGTGAGTTTTGCTTTTTCGATAACCAACTCGTCCCGCTCGCTCCTCAACTTTCGGTACTCATCGGCTGCCTTTTCAAGTCGCGCCCGTAATCCATCGCGTTCGGCCTGCAATGCCTGGTAGGCATCTTTATTGATGGCTGTATGGGTGTTGCGCTCGATGTCGTCGAACAGGAATGCGGGCTTGTCAGACGGGAACTGCGCCGCAATCCAGTCCTTGATGTGTTGCCGAGAAATGTGACGTCGCTCTGAGGCAACGTGTTCTTCGGTCGGCACGACTTTTCCGTTTTCCCTGCTACACGGTAGTAACCCGGCCAGGATTGCATCGTGTATTGCCCGGCACTTAGGCTCAAGACAATTAATGTAAGGATGCTTGTAAATGCCTTTTACAGATTCACCGCACTCAGCCAAGTGCTCATCAATATCCGAGGGTGCAATTCCACACCACAGAGCAGCTGCAACTGGCACACGATAAACCGTGTAATAGGCCTGGACCGCCTCACAACTGTCGTTTTCCCATGTTTTTTTCATATCTGTCTCTTTTTATTTGTTTGCCTGTGGTGGCGGTACGGTTATGTTGGTTCGACTTCTTCGGCGGGCTTTGCGGGTTCCATGTCGCTTGCGCCAATAGCGATTGCACGTGTCTGCAATTCCCTAAACATGCCCTCCTGAATGCGGTCCTTCAGATCCCAAACCACCTTATGTGGATTGAAGAGCAACACGTAGTGGTGCGCACCCGTGGGACCTTCCTTGGCATCGATAAAGCCCAGTTCAACTAGGGAGCGCATGCGGTCTTTCCACGTGCTCAGTGCCCTCTCACCGGTAAACCCAGACTCAAACGCTAGGGTCATCGGGTTGTCGATGGCCAGCAGTGATTCGTCAAAGGTGCGGCACCACAAGACGAAATAAACCAAGCCTGCCGGTTTGTTCTTGGTCAGCGAGTCGATGATGTTCATGATCAAGGGCATCGTGCGGGGGATGGTGGTGAAGCCCTTGACCAGCTTTCGGTTCCAGAGCTTTTCATCGTCCAGGTCTGGCCAGCAGCTATCGCGCAGCGCTTTGGCCTTTTCTTGGCCCTTGGATATCTTTTTGGCGGTTGATAAAGCGGACATTGAGTTTCCTTTAAGTTTTCGATTGCAATGCCCAAATTTTAGGCCTGAATCGTTAAACTCGCTATGATTAAAGCAACGCTTTTGGCACTAAGTGCCCGTCTAATGTTGACGACTCATATATTGAGTTGACTTTTTTTATCGTTTTCCAAGTTGTTAAGACGCGCTAAAAAATAGTGTAAAAATATGTCTTATCTATATAAATCAATGGCTTAAACGAATTTTGCTGTGCTCAATGTGCTCAGTGGTCCTGTGATTCTGTGCTCCTTAGTTATCCTGTGCCCGCCCAAGGCGGGCACAGGATGCAGCCCGATCGCCGTAATGCGCCATCAAATCACCACTGAAACAGCTCAATAGCGCGCGTTTGTGGGCAAAAGCGCCGCCCCCTGAGAAAAACACCCAGTCGGGGCGGTATGAACCTACATGACCACCCCAACACCAACACCAACACCAACACCAACCCCGCCCGTCGAGCCCAGCCCTATGGCTGTCATCGGCGCAATCCTGGCCCAAGGGGCAATTCGCATGCTGGATCGCCAGAAACGCGAAGCTCAACTTGCTAAGCGCGCCGAAGAGAGCGTTCATACAGGTGTAACAACTACCAAGGACAACACCCATGAATGACTCACTTGTTGCACGCGTTGCAGCCCTCAAGACGGCCCCCACGGCTGACCTAAAGCAGATGTGGCAAGAAATGTTCTTGACTCAGGCCCCACCCTTTAACCGCCGCTTCCTTGAAACGCGCCTTGCCTACCGCATACAGGAGGTGGCCCTTGGTGGCCTCAAGCGGGAGACCGTCAAGCGACTTGAAAAGCTTGGGGAGCAACTCGACGGAGGCAAGCCCGATGTCCGCCGCCGCCGCGTTGACGGCAGACCTATCAGCGGCACACGCCTGATCCGTGAGTGGGACGGCCAGCGCCACGAGGTTTTGGTCCACATCGACGACTTTGAGTACGCGGGCCAGCGCTACAAGTCCATATCGCGCATCGCTATGGTCATTACCGGGACCAACCGAAACGGCTGGACGTTTTTTGGTTTGCTTGGCGGAAGGAGCATTTGATGACTGACACCAAAAAAGTGCTGTGCGCGGTCTACACGCGCAAGTCCACCGAAGAGGGTCTGGACCAAAACTTCAACTCGCTTGATGCCCAGTTTGATGCTTGCGCCAATTACATCGCCAGCCAAAAGTCCGAAGGCTGGGCCATGCTCAATGAGCGTTATGACGACGGCGGCTTCTCCGGCGGCACACTCGAGCGCCCAGCCATCAAGCGCCTGCTCGATGATGTGCGCCTAGGCTTGGTCAACACCATCGTGGTCTACAAGATCGATAGGCTTTCACGGTCTCTGGCTGACTTTGCCAAACTGGTGGAACTGTTTGACCAATACAAGGTGACCTTTGTATCGGTCACCCAATCCTTCAACACGACCACCTCCATGGGGCGACTGACCCTGAACATCTTGTTGTCGTTTGCCCAGTTTGAGCGTGAGTTATCTGGCGAACGGGTGCGCGACAAGATCGCCGCGTCACGGCAGCGTGGCATCTGGATGGGCGGAATGCCGCCATTGGGGTATGACGTGGTTGACCGCATGCTGGTGGCCAACCCGCAAGAGTCTGCGCTGGTCCAGGAGATTTTTTCCCGCTTTGCCGCCACGCCGTCTATGGCCACCATCGTCAAAGACCTTCGAACTCGCGGCGTGACCACCAAGTCCTGGACCACGATCAAAGGCGTGACCCGCGAGGGCAAACTGTTCAATAAGGGCACCGTCTACAAGATGTTCGGCAATCCGGTCTATGTTGGCATTGCCGCCTACAAGGGCCAGCACTTCCCCGGCCAGCACAAGGGCATCGTTACCCAGCAAGTTTGGGACGCCGTACAGGCACACCTCAAGAGTGGCGCGCCGATGCAAAAGGCCAGACTGGCCGGACGTGGCAGCGCACCGTCCATCCTGCGGGGGTTGCTGTTCTCAGAGCAAGGTCGGGCATTCACGCCGGGCTGGACGCGCAAGCAAAACAAGACCTACCGCTACTACATCAACACGGACTTCATCAAGATCGGCAAGGAGGCCTGCGACATCCAGCGCATCCCTGCCGGAGAAATTGAGCAGGTTGTCGTTGAAAAGATGCGCACCATCCTTCGCTCACCTGAAGTGCTCTCGCACGCGGTGCGCGGAATTGGCACCCAACGCCCCAAGGTCGAAGAGGCCAATGCTGTCAGCAGTTTGCAGTCGATCGACGCGGTATGGGACGAGTTGTTTCCTGCCGAGCAGGCCAAGATCCTGCACACCCTTGTCGAGCGCATCACCGTGCGCAAGGACGGGATCACAATCAAGTGGCAAGACAAGGGTTTAAACAAACTTCTGCGGGACACCCTCGCACCCGAAAAACAACTGGAGGCCGCATGAATCAAGACACCCCAACCGGTTTCAGCACCGAGATACCCATGTCGTTTCGCAAACGTGGGGGCAAGGCAGTCATCATGCTGCCCAACGGTGAACGAGCCATCGAGCGGGGCGAAGCCCTGATCGACAACTCAATGGTCAAACTGGTTGCACGCGGCCATCGTTGGCACCGCAAATTGTTTGACGGCACCCACGCCTCAATCGAGGACTTGGCCAAGTCTGAAAATATCAGCGCGTCGTTTGTAAGTCGCATCCTGCGCCTGGCATACCTATCGCCCGACATCATTGAAGCGATCCTGAGCGGCAAGTACCCGGCTCACATAACCATGAAAGACCTGATGGAGCCATTTCCCATGGAGTGGGGTGCGCAAGAAGCGCACTTTTTGAAGCCTCGCAAACCAAGCGAGTTAGAGCCAGCGGTCCAGTAGCGCCCCAACGTACCCCTTGTCGAGCATGTGCCCACCTCCGGGCACCACATTAACGTCGATACCAAGTAGCCGCCCAAGTTCGCTCACTTGATCCGGATTACTCTGCCAATCCAGCGCACCGACGTGTATCTCGCACCGAGCAGGCGTTTTAAATTTACCCGCCTTGATCAGCCCAGAAAGCACCTCGGACTTTGGCGGAATGAAATTCATGGAAGTCTCGGTACTGGAAAACTCGCCTACGATTGGAGAGAGAAGCAATACTCTGCCCAAAAATGGTTCCATTTGAGCCTGCGCATGCAAAAACAAATATGCGCCGAAGGAATTTGCAATTACGCGCGCGCTGTCATTCCAAAAATGGTCTTGGAGATCTGCCGCAACTGTGTCAACCTGATCTTTAAACGGCATGCTCCGGAACTCGTCAACTGTCTCGCGTCCCGCGATGTCCAAGCCACGGGATGTCAACGCGGCGCCCAAGCCTGTTGAAAGCCTACCGCCGTATCCGGGCAGGTAATAAACAGCGTTCTCCATGTTCATGGCGCGACCAATTACCGCAGAATCAGAAGCTGTGGAATCGCGTCAGATCCGCACCACACGACTGCATTTTGGTGAAATCTTCGGCCGAGAGTCTTAGCGGCCTCAAGCGATAGACCAAAAACCAAAAAGCTCGGCTCCCCTGGCCATTCACCCGTGGGGTGCTTGCCTTCACCAGGTAGGTAATTAAGGCTTCGTACGCTGAGCTCACGAAGCAATTGCTCCTGCAGTTTGAGGTTTTCCCCATCGCTCAGCAAAACCCCGTTGGGATTGCAAGCTGTTATGAAAACGCAAGTCTCAGCCCCAAAAGCTTTGCAGAGCTCCGCCAACCCTGGATTTAGTTCTTCCACCCGCAAGACCAGCAACGGGTCAATCTCGACGCGAAAATCTGTCTCCCTATATGCCTGGACCGTCTCCGGCGGCACTACTGATTCATCTTGCAAAACAACCCACCCCTTTATATAACGTGCGGCTTCACCAGTTGTCATCCGAGCCAAAGGGTTTGTGCGATGACCCCATGCCCGAGCCGAACCAGTCATCACGGTCATTGAAAACTGCACCAATCCCCGTCGCAGTGCTTCCCATGCGGGTGCTGCAATCACTGCTGAAACTTCCCATCTGGGTGAACACGGAGCCATCGGACCCAACTGTGGTCGAGCCCATCTTGGTGTAGGTCGTGCCTTCGTCGGACACGCTTGTGGTGTCAGATATGCGCTGAATCGTCTCCCCTTTGTCGGAGAAAGCGAACTTGCCGAGAATTTGCCAAAAAGACATAAAAGCCTCCTGCTGGTGTGAATTGAGTGAGCTTGTCACCCGAAAACCCGCTGATATAAGAAAGTTTAGCAGCAACCACTCCATCATGCATCAAAATGATAGAGCGGAGTGTCTGAATCTGCTAAAGTAGAACCCATACTATTTGAATAAGGACGCCTTTGTGGTCACAAAGAGAGTTGCAGCCCAGCTAGACGACCTCTCCCAAGGCCAGAGGGAGCGGCTGTCGTTCATCGAATTCAAAGCTTACTTTTGTGCCGACCTGTCACGTGCCGACATCGAAAGGCGCTTCGGGGTCAAGCCTGCGGCCACCGCTCGTGACCTCGCCACCTACCGCCGCCTTGCACCGCACAACCTCATTTACGACCCGGCTCAGCGCCGCTACGCCACCACTGACCAGTTCTCGCCGTTGTTCGAGCACACCGCTGAGCGCGTGCTCACTTGGTTTAGATCCGGGTTTGGAGATGGCCTAGACCTCAAGCTGCGACGTTCAGTCCCTTGTGAAACCGCCAGTGACCTTGTCAAGCCAGACCTAGAGACCTTGGCCGTGCTGACTCGCGCCATTGCCAACAAGCGCCAAGTCAAAGTCAGCTACCTCTCTGTTGCCTCCGGCTCATCTACGAAGACTTTGAGCCCTCTGGCCCTTGCCGATACAGGCCTTCGTTGGCATTTGCGCGCCTATGACTGCGAACGCGAACGCTTTGCTGACTTCTCTTTGACTCGGATCGTCAAAGCAAAAAACCTGAACAAGGCGATACCAGAAGTGCAGCAAATTGAGTCCGACGCACAGTGGGCTCGCATTGTTCGACTGGAGATGGTCCCGCACCCAGGGCTAGAACATCCCAAAGCTGTCGAAGCTGACTTTCGCATGGAAAAAGGCATGTTCAGTATCGACATGCGAGCCCCTCTCGTGGGCTATGCTCTGCGGCGCTGGTCGGTGGACTGCACGACTGACCACAGCTTGGACTGCAAAGAGCACCATTTATGGCTGCGCAATCATCAGACGCTTTACGGTGTGGAAAGTGCCGCACTGGGGCCAGGGTATGTAAATTTGGAGGCTACCAATGGGCCTCTATAA